AATTGTTCAAGCAATTACAGGTGAAGGATTAATAACAGAAGATGAAGATATACTAAAAGTTGCTAACAGAGAAGGAGAATCATGGAATGATATCTTCGGTAAAGTAGCTTTAGATTATAAATTATTTGGCGGATATGCTTTAGAGATTATTTACTCTAGAGATAGAAGCAAAATTGCAGAAATCTATCACGTTGACTTTAGTCACGTTCGTGCAATGGAAAAGGACGATAGAAACAAAATACCAGGATTTTATATTTCTTCAGAATGGAAACCCATTTGGAATTATAATATAGAACAAGATGATAAAAAATTACCTCAATTACCAGCATTTAATTTATTTAAACGTAATGAGGAACCAAAACAACTGTTGTACCACAATCCTTACAGACCAGGACAACAATACTATCCACTACCTGATTATGTAGGTGGTTCTAAAGTAATCGACTTAGATCAGGAGGTTGATAACTTTCATATATCAAACATTAAAAATGGTTTAGCACCATCATTAGCAATTACAACTTATACAAATGCAAATGATGAAGAAAGAATGGCTATAGAAAACATGTTAAGATTACAGTATGAAGGTACTAGTAATGCAGGAAATATGTTATACATGGATGTTGCAGATCCAACGTTAAAACCAGATATAACTCCTATTCCACAGAATGGGGCGGATGATTATTATACCACGTTAAATGACGTTGTTTCACAGAAAATTTTAACGAGTCATCGTATAACAAGTCCAGCACTTTTAGGAATTAAAGAAAACACAGGATTAGGTAATAATGCTGAAGAATTAGAAACAGCATATAGATTATTCTTAAACACAGTTGTATTACCATTTCAACAAAGTATATTAGCTACGTTTGAAGGTTTATTAGAATTAAATCATGGTGATATAACATTAGGTGTAATACAGAAAAACCCATTATTCGAATATGATGATGCAGAAGAAGCAGAAGTAGTAACATCACAGGAATCAGATATAGAGGATAAAGCAGTATTAGATGATAAAATTGAAGATAGTTCACCTTTAACAGCATAAAAATATGACAACTACATTATTAATAAGCGAGGCTAAAGTAAGAGCATTTAGCGATATAAACGAATCAGTTGATGACTCGTTAATGGTTAATGCCATTAGAGAAGCTCAAGATATAGTTATACAACCAATTATTGGTACTAAACTATACAATGCTTTGATAGAGAAAATCGATACTAACTCAATTAGTGGTTCATATCAAACATTAGTAGATGATTATATTCAACCAGCATTAATTTATGCTTCATTATATAACATTACAGAAAATGTTTATGTTAGAACAAGAAATAATGGTTTATTAACACCTACAGGGGGAGAAAATAGTCAAAACGTTGATAAAACAATGTATGATACTAAACGTCAATCTATATTTAATAAACAACAATTCTATTCAGATACATTATCAAAATATTTAAGTGAAAAATATAATTTATTCCCTGAATTAGGACAAAATACTGAATTATACCAGTTTGTACCTGATTATGCATCACAATATCGTTCACCAATTGTAATGCAACGTAATACAAGAGCAGTTTATTTAAATTTAGCTCAGAAAGCAGGATTACCAATTGTTAACTCAGCGTATCCAAGTTACCCACCTCCACAAAATAATCCAAATAAAATATAATATGGCACAAGACATATCACAATTATACATCAGTGAATCATTTCAAGCATTAGTACAACGCTCATCAAGTGGTCAATTTTACCATTTAGCAAGTGCTTATGGTGCGGAATTTATTCCTATATCATCTTCATATGCAATAACTGCAAGTTATGTAGATGGAATTTCTACACCTACTTTAAAATCAGTATTAGATGCAGGTTTCTCAGCTACAAATGCTTCAGCAAGTATTTCAGGTAAAGATGGTGAAAATTTCCCATTAAGAGTTATTGCTAATGAGCCTGTTCCGGCTCAAGGAATTGGTTTATTAGATCTAGAATCTAACGTTGGTGGAGCAGGCGCAACTACTAGATTTCAATTTATAGATACTGTAGATCGTGGAGCAGAAATGCAAATAAGACCTATTAGAGGTAGTGGTTCAATTAACTCAAGTGAAGATTTACTACTAACGGTAAATGGTACCTATTCAAGTGGAGATCTTATACTAGTACCTGCAAATCAAACTAGAACAGATGCTCCTATTTCATCTTCAGTAAATATTATAGCACAATCATTTACAGGTAGTTTAGATGGTGATGCTACATCTGCTACAACTTCAACATTAGCAGCAACAGCTTCATTATTACAAGGTAATGCAGAACAAGTTCAATCCATAGATATGGAAATTGGTGGTGTACCAGCTGAACAAAGATTAACTTGGAATGATAATGATGGTACTGTAGATATTGGTTTAAAAGGTGGAAATGTAACCTTACAAGTAGGACAAGAAGAAGTTGCAAGAGTAGTAAATAAAGATTTAAACTCTGGAGCTTTATTAGAAGCAAATTGGCAAGTAGTTAGAATATTAGGATCACAAGGACAGAGATTATCAGTAACTCCTAGCACAACCAGTGATGGAGTAATACCCTTAGGAATAGTAACAGAAGATATTGCTTTTAACGCAGAAGGATATGTTACTACAGCTGGATTAGTAAGAGGTATTGATACAAGAGGTGGTGTAGAAAATTGGCAAGATGGAGATCAATTATACCTTAGACCAAGTTCTGCTGGAGGACATACTAATATAAAACCAACAGCACCTACCCCAGTAATAAAAGTTGGAACTGTAGTTAATGCAGCAGTAAATGGTTCAATATTTGTTAATATAGATGTTGGAGAGAGTGTAGGAGAACTTGATGATACAACTATAACAAGTGCTACAGCAGGTGATTTATTAGTTTATAATAACGGTACATCAGTTTGGGAAAACAGTCAAGTATTAGGAGGTGAGTATACTATAAACATTGCTAATATTAATTCTGCTTCTATTGGATACTTACAAACCATATCAGGTTCAGCAACCATTATTGGAGATGCATTTATAGTATTAAATAACGACACACCAACACAAAGATACGCAGGTGTAGCAGTATTTGATTCCGGGTCAATAGGTGTAACATCATCCTTTCAGTTTGATGGGCAGACTAATGATTGGTTTTATGAATATAGTGATGATGGAGGTGTAACTACTGATCATGGAGTTACTTTATTTGGACCAGAGTATACAGTAAAAGGATCACCAACATATCCAACTAATAATAGAATTCAAAAAGGAGATGGAGGACATCATTTATTAGATTCTACTCTTACAGATACAGGAACAGAAATTACTACAACAGTTGGTATAACAGCACCAGCATTTAGTGGTTCTTTAGTAGGTAATGCTGCTACAGCAACTTCAGCATCATACGCATTAACCGCATCATATTTAGATGGTGCTATAGATCCATTCCCATTTACAGGTTCAGCTGAAATTACTGGATCATTAAAAGTAATAGGTGGTGTATCACTTGGAAATTTAGGTGGTAACAATAGTATAAACCAACAAAATCAATTTGTTGTAGGACAAAGTAATACTATAACCGGAGGTAGTAGTGTAATCGTAGGTGGAGAACAAAATAATGTTTCCCCTGGATACTCAGGTGTATTTGCTGGAGCTAATAATAATGTTTCTGGTGGTGATACTACAACAATAATTGGTGGTTATCAAAATGAAAATGCAGGTGGTAGAGCAACTATATTAGGAGGAGAACAAAATACCATAAATGGTAGTGCTAACCATTCTGTAATAGTAGGAGGTACAGGTAATGAGATAGAGGCTGGTATAACAAGTTCAGTAATTTTAGGAGGATCAGATTTATATGCTGATGAAAATAATACAGCTTATAGTCAAAATCTTTACTTATTTGGTAAAGCAGTAAATCAAGTTACTCCCGTATCTGTACTTGCAAACACAGCATCATTAGATTTAAATCAATCTAACACATTCTCATTTTTAGCAAATGCCAATACACACGTAATGGCTACTAATATAAATGCAGGACAAGTAATAAATTTACAAATAACTCAAAATGGAGCTGGAACAGGTACACTAACATTTGATACAGTATTTAAATTCCCAGGAGGAACTGCACCAACATTAACAGTAACCCCAGATGCAATTGATTTAATATCCGCGATTTCATACACTGGACAAACGTTAATAGCAAACGCCACACAAGACTATAGTTAATTAATTATATAACGTAATTTATGTTTACAAACACAGGAGTATCATTATTAGGAGCACAACCTTCGGGAGGAGGGGGTGGTGGAGTTTATCAAACCGGATTAAAAGCACATTGGGACGCTGGAAATGCTGCATCATACCCAGGTACAGGTACTACTATGTTTGATTTATCAGGTAATGGTAATGATGGAACCTTAAAAAATGGTGCTACATATAATGCTTCACTTAATGGTGGAGCAATACAAACATTTGGTGGTGGAGATTCTATCCAAAACCTTAATAACTTTATGAATGGTACTAAAGACTGGACAATTCAAGTTATATCCCAATATAAAACTTTTTTAAATTTTAGAAGATTATGGGGTGGTATTATGGCTGGTGATTCAGGCGATTGCGGGTATGCTAGTCCTACTCAAGTAAGAGTACTTGGTTCAGGTGGTGGTCAAGGATTTTGGACTACATTTGGAGTAGGTAGTTTTGTACAAAATGCAATAACCATGTATACTTACCAATGTAATAATGTACCTAACCCTTCTTCAAGGAGATGGTATACTAATTTAAATAATATTTCTTTTAACGGTGAAAATGCTCAAGATCAAGGTAGTCAAAATGCGGCGGTTCTAGGTGTAACTTGGTGTGGTAATGTAAGAGGTGGTGAGGGACAAGCAGCAGATAATTATGTATTACTGATGTATGAAGGTGCTTTAGGTATAAATGAGATTACTCAAAATTATAACTTCTACCAAGCAAAATATAATCTTCCATAAAATAGCGTGGATTAGCCAAATACACTTCGTATATTAATAACGTTTTAAATATTATTTTATTGTTAAAGGTAAAATAGCTGTGCTATGAACTAAGCTAGAGCAGGATTTCCACAGAGTCCTGCTTTTACCTACTTCTGTAAAATAATTTGGAGACGTGTAAAAAGTTTCTTACATTAATACGTATACACGAACAGAGCAGTGGTTCTCTATAACCCACCAAACTTCAGTTGAGATAGCCTGTTTGGATCAGATCAATCATTTTATTTATTAAGCCTAAGTTTTTGCTAAACATTTTGTTTTCCTTAGGATATGGGAGGGGTGAAAAAAATTGTTTGAACCAATTATCTTTATTGCCTAGGAATTAATAAGGCTAATAGAATTGGAGAGAAACAAAGGCTTCAGAAGGCGTGAAATGTTTAAACGTTTCCACCTGGAACGAATACATATCTGTTTTTTAAAGATAACGTGTATACGTATAACAGAATTCGTATATTATACACTACATAAACAACAATGGAAAAGCAGGAATTGAGTGATACTGAGAAAAAGGCAATAATAGATAAGGAATTAACCTTAATCTATCCAGCCCTAGTTATAAATTCTGAGAGAATATGCTCATATATGAAAGATAGTTGGGCTCAAGACCTGCTAACCATTATAATAGAGTACTTCTTAAAAATGGATATAGAGAAACAATATACCATTGTTACTACACCCAGCAAAAAGGCATCATCATTAGAGAAATATTTAACTAGGTCAATGGCCTTATCAGTTAAATCAGGTACATCCCCTTTTTATAGAACAATTAGAATGAAAATGGAGAAACATAGGGAATTACTTGTTGACTATGATTATAGTTTAATGATAGGTAATGAGGACCCAGATGCTGAAGACCATTGGGAAGATAAATTACAAGCCCTAGGCCCAGCAGTTGCTAATCTTGATTTTTATGACAAATATATAATTACAGAACATTATTTTAAACAACAAACACTATTAGAGATATCAACTAAAACACAAATAACACAACAAAGGTTATCTACAGATATAAAGAAAGCACTAAAAAAATTAAAACGAAAATTAGAATAACATGGAAACAACTTATTGGCTATTTGTAGCCGCAACATCAGTATTATCAGTATTAGGAACTATTATTTATTTTAAATGGGAAGACATTAAAAAATTGGGTAATAGAAAAATTACATTTATATTTACAAAAGATAAAGTTAGAGATGAAGTATATGATGTATTTAAAGAATTAAACCCCCAGTATAAAAGATATATTAGACAACAAGTTAGAGAATATTTAAAAGAATTACAAAAAACATACCCTGAAATTAAAAAAGAAAAATAAAATGGTAAGGTTAACACCAAAATCTAAACCTCAAAAAAGAGCCGAGGTTTATGATATAGATAAAGTTAATTGGCTAATAAATAATAATCAAAGTTTAATCGGAAACAATGGAAAATTCAAATTCAGTAGAAAAAATAATGGGAAAAAAACCCCAAAGTGATTTTAACCTACAACTAATACCTAATTTTATTACGTTTGATGAATCTGCTAAGTTTATAGAGCTAATAGATAAATCAGATAAAATAGATTCTACAATAGGTGTTGATGGAAAAGTAACAACAAATAACACTAGGATATCTCAGACAGTAGCATTATGTGATTGTGATAAAATGGTAATAGATCTTAAACGTAAGGTAGCTAAAGAAATGGGTATACCTTTTAACAATATAGAACCTGTACAAGCACAATTA